CGGTAGTAATTCTTCAGAAACTTTAAAAATCTCATGTTGTTTTCTCCATAATTACCCGCGCCTTGCGGTTCTTGATTTCTGAGATGACAATATCTAGCGCATCTTCCATGTGCTTGATGGTGGTGACTTCAAGTTGGGCATCATGTATCTCCATGCCCAAGTTGATGGCGACTAATTCCTGCGCTTTAAGCACGAATCGGTACTCTCGGTCTATCCCTCGCTTTGAGACGGCGTACAGCGCGTCCTGGGCGGCTCTGAGGTCATCCTTGTACTCATCACCGATGCCCAGCCGCTGGAGAGCCTCGGCAATGTTCAGCGCGGAGATAATCGTGTCTATGTCCTCGCGGTCAGCGACACCTTTTCGTAGCGAGTCGATAGCCTGGTGGTTCTTGATCTGCACATTGACAATGCCAGCCTGCGATACAGACTTAAAGCCATTGACGAGCCAGGCGACAGGGTTGGGGTGCTGCGGCTTGGGCCGGTAGCTGCTGCGCTTTCTCACCGCTTTAACTCCATTATTTCGAGTTCCAACTGCTTGCAGTGCTGGGCGAGGTTGTCGTAGTCCTGCTTGTACCTGGCGCTGCTCAGTCTCTCAGCAGCAACCCAGCCGATTAACGTTCCCCTGGTGGCTGCCATCCGCAGGTGGGAAACCATCTCATGCGTGGTCAGGATTCCGAGGCTGCCTGGTTTGGGTGACAGCTCTGCCACCAGTGCGTCGATCTCTTTTTGCATTGACTCGGACATATCAGACTCCCATGAAGAAGAAAAAGGCCAGGCCGACACCGATGGCAATTGCCAAGGCAATGTCTGCCCACTTACGGGCGGTGGGTTGGATGGTGTAGTGTTCGCGGTAGCGCATAGTGGACTCCTAAAGATGGGGCCGTAGCCCCGTGGGTTGGTTAAAGTGCAACTACTTGCGACCAAGGTGCGCGAAAAGCGGCAGGATTATCCTCAACTTGAGGTGTTGCAACTCCGCGATAAAAATACGCCGCTACTTCGACAGCAAGATCAAAACGTGCGCGATCAGTACGACCAAATGCGCGAACTTCTTCGACTGACTTTCCAAAAACAGGAACGCAATTTGTTGCGCCCATGAATCCGATTGCGGGATAAACGATTGCTGTTGTGACTTTTGCCATTTTTAACTCCTAGTTTGTGCCTTGCGGCGGGTTGTTGATGCCTCGCATCTTACATGAATTGACTACTTCATCAACTGATTTATCTAGGTGTTTACCCTAAGTAGTGAAAATAAATTGCGTTTCTAGTCAAAAAAGACCCCTAGAATGGACGCATTCGTCAATTAAAGGGTACAGGCACAATGATTACACCGACTGAGCAAGCAATTGAGGCAATACGCCTTCGAGCCAAGGAAGCAGGGTTCAAGATGAACGATATAGCGTATGCCGCTGGCGTTGACCCCGCCCAGCTATCACGCTGGTCTACCGGCAAAACGATCCCCTTGTACTCCAACATCATGAAGCTAGAGCAAGCCGTGGACGCGCTGATAGCGGCGAAACAACCATGATTCTGATGTCTATTGACCCAGGTCTAAGCGGCGCGATTGCTGTGTTTATTGATGACGTTCTGATTGATATTGTGGATACACCAACGCACGAACTTACCCGTAACAACAAGACTAAGCGGCAGATTTCAGCCTCCGCGCTGGCAGGCATATTTACTCAGCATCATCCAGATCACGTTGTCGTAGAAAAGGTGACTGCAATGCCTGGCAACGGAGCGACTTCCATGTTTAGCTTCGGGCGTTCTTTTGGGCTGATTGAGGGCATTGTCGGAGCGTTTGAGATACCCGCTACCTACGTCATGCCATCAGTCTGGACAAAGGCAATAGGCCGAGGACTTGGTAAGGACGCATCACGCGCACGGGCTTGCGAACTCTATCCCTTCTATCAGAAATCCTTTGCACGGGTTAAGGATGACGGGCGAGCCGATGCCGTACTCATTGGAGCCTGGTGGCTGAAGGCGAACAAATGAGCCTGCAAGACCTACGAACACTTAGAGAACACGCTATCTACTTGGCTACGCAACTGGAGAATGAGCGTAGTCAATCACGCGCAAAGACTGAGTTCTTGAAACGATTAGTTTCAGCCGAGGACTTGGGCCACGCAGTCAGTTCCGAGGTACGCAACCTAGCGTATCAACTCTTAATCCACGAACAATGAAACGATAAGTGAAACAATATATGAAACAACTCTTACTTCGTCCATCATCCGCATCCCGCTGGATAGCCTGCCCAGCATCAGCACGACTATCTCTCAAAGTACCTTACGAGGAATCGGGTGAAGCGGCAAAGATAGGCACTGCCATTCATTCGCTGTCTGAAACCTGCTGGCAGCTAGATCAAGACCCGATGGACTTCGTAGGTAAGACTATTGAGGGCATCGTGATGACCAGGGAGAACGCTGAATTTGCACTCGCGCACATTCGCACGGTGGCTGCATTGGAGGCCGAACTAGGCACTATCAAGGTGGAGCAGTACGGGATTGCTTACGAGACTACGCTGGCAAAGGTCGGCGGTACTGCTGACGTGGTGGCGTATAACCTGGACAAGTCGATACTTGAGATTGCAGACTTGAAAACAGGCAGGCAGTGGGTGGACAGTGATTCTCCACAGATGAAGATTTATGCATTAGGCATCATGACTAAGCTGGTGAAGGTATTTGACACTGTGCGCCTCACGATTGTTCAGCCACAAACTGGTGAGCCACGTACACACACAATGACAGGTGATGAACTCATGGCATGGAAGGCAGACGTGCTTATCCCTGCCGCCGTGTCTGCTGCTGACGGACGCAGTGAGCCTACACCAGAGAAGTCAGCCTGCCAATACTGCCCCGCAAAGATGATCTGCCCTGCGCAGAGTAAGGCCTTGGCAGCCGTACCCGTGACTGCTGACATTGCAACCATGACCCCTGACCAGGTTGCAGACCTTCTGGACAAAGCAGAACTTGTGGAGGACTTCATCACTGCGCTACGCAAGCAGGCCACCAAGACTCTGGAGGCCGGTGGTGTGTTGCGCGGCTGGCAGATGGCTCCTAAACGCCCCACCAGGCAGTGGACTAAGGACTCGGATGCGGCACAGGTGCTGCTGGATGCCGGTCTACCCGAAACACAAATATACGAGACATCAATCATTTCCCCTGCTGCCGCAGAAAAGTTACTCGGCAAGGACAGGAAACAAGTTTTGGATGCCGTGACAAAGAAGGTTTCTTCTGGACTCACGTTGTCTAAATCCCGTGGGCTTGGCGAAAGCACAGCCCTATTACAACTCTGAAAGCTAAACGCAAATGCTAAATCTATCTTCTGGTGGCGGCTCTGGTAACTACATCCGCTTTTCGCCCCAGGCTAATGCCTGGACCAACAACAACAACGAGGAAATCACGTTAAAGAAAGTGGTGTTCGACATCGACAACATCAAGACAGGCTGGCTCTTGCTGGGTGTCGGTGTACGCGATTGGGTGCAGGATGAGAGTGTCGGCAAGAAAGGGCCGCAACCCAGCCCCGAACACAAACGTGGATTCCAGGTAGTGCTGTACAACAAAGAGATCGGCGCTGCTGAGTGGTCATCTAACGGAGTAGGCCCGAACATGGGCTTAGAGCAGATGTACAAGGCCTGCGCAGCAGAGCGTACAAGTAATCCTGGTAAGTTGCCCGTGCTTGAGTACGGGCACTCTAAGGCCGAGAAGATCGGTAAGGGTACGACTCGCATTCCGATTTTCGTATTAAAGGGCTGGGTTGCCCGTCCTTCGGGGTTGGATGCAGCGGCAGATGAGGTGGCCTTTGAGCCGGTGCAGCAGCCGGTACGCAAGGCTCCGGTTAAGGCTGCAGTGGTAGAGGACGACGAGATTTTCTAAGCGTTAGACTGAACGCGCCGGTGGGTTGATCTCCACCGGCTTTTTTTTCCCCTAAATAATAACGAAAGTGAGATATGAATGAGCTGGCTTTATTCGCAGGCGCTGGTGGAGGAATACTTGGGGGAAAACTCCTTGGATGGCGCACAGTCTGCGCCGTTGAATGGGAACCGTACCCAGCAAGCGTACTGTGCGCCCGACAAAATGACGGGCTTCTTGCGCCTTTCCCGATTTGGGATGACGTTCAAACCTTTGACGGAAACACGTGGCGAGGAATTGTTGACGTTGTATCTGGCGGGTTTCCATGCCAAGACATCAGCGCAGCAGGAAAAGGCGCAGGAATCGACGGAGAACGAAGCGGGATGTGGGGACAAATGGCGCGCATCATTTACGAAGTACGACCCCGATTCGCGTTCATGGAAAACTCACCAATGCTCACTTCTAGGGGACTTGGACGAGTTCTCGGAGACTTGGCCTCAATGGGGTTTGATGCGCGATGGGGAGTGCTGGGAGCAGCGGACGTTGGAGCAAAACATCAGAGGGACAGAATCTGGATTGTGGCCCACACCCGTGAAATCAGATTACAAAGGAACAAGCAAAAACAGCAAATTTGTAAGTCGATTGATCCAGTATCGGGCATGGGACGATGGGACGGGAGCGTCAACTTTATACCCGAAACCATCGGCATACGAAGCCTTAATGGGGTGGCCGGTGGGGTGGACAGACTTAAAGCCATTGGTAATGGACAAGTGCCACTCTGTGCAGCAACTGCATGGCGAATCCTCTCAGGAGGGGTCTAAATAATGGACACAGAAACAATAGCCAAGGCCTTGGGTAACGCCAAGCAGGTGAACGGGCAGTGGGTGTGCTCATGCCCCGTACCTGGCCACGGGCAAGGGAACGGTGACAAGAACCCATCACTCTCGATCACGGAGTCAGAGGGTAAGGTCTTGTTCCACTGCCACGGCGGCTGCGACCAGCGGGACGTGTTCGACGCTGTAAGGGAGCGCAACCTGCTGCCCACTACGCCAAAGCGGGAAGAAATCAGCTTTACCCAGCACCAGGACAAGGTACTTGAACATGAATGGCTGTACCGCACGGAGGACGGAGATACCCTGTTCACAAAGCGCAGGTACAAGACTAACGACGAAAAGGGTAAGACGTACTCCATACATAGGGTAGACGCTAACGGCAAACGCATTGCCGGACTCAAGGACACGCGCATAGTCCCGTACAACCTGCCGGAACTCTTGGACGCGAAGGCAGCAGGCCGAGCCATCTACCTGGTGGAGGGTGAGAAGGCAGCCGATGCCCTGGTCAGCATAGGCGCAACGGCAACCACTTCCCACACTGGCGCAGGCAGTTGGCCTACGGAGATAACGCAGTATTTCAGTGGCGCTAACGTAGTAGTGATCCCAGACAACGACGAGCCAGGCTTCTCTTACGCCAAACGCGCAATTGCTCACCTGTTACCCGTGGTCAAGTCAATCAGATACCTTGACCTTGAACTGATGATGCCTGGCGATGATGCTTACGAGTGGGTGTATCACGCAAAAGGAACGCGCAAAGAACTTGCGGAACTGGCTAAGAAGGCTCCGGTTATCACCAAGGATATGACTGTAACGGATAGCGAACAATTACTCGAGGCGTTCAATCCTGTCGCGCAATTGCTAAACATAGAGCCTTGGGACACGATCAAGGACGAGCCGGTTAGTTGGATCATCAAGGACGTGTTACCAAGTAAAGGGTTTGCAGCCCTGTACGGGCCGCCAGGCAGCTACAAGTCTTTCATTGCCCTAGACATAGCAGAGGCTATCGCTACAGGCAGGCCGTGGATGGGTAATGAGATAACGAACCCTGGTGCGGTATTAATCATTGCCGGCGAAGGTCACGGCGGTATCGGTGCAAGGATTATGGCCTGCAAGATTAATCACAATACCAAGGATAGTGCTGAGATATATGTAATCAGACACCAATTGAATTTGCGTAGTAGCGCGGATGACTTCAACCTATTAATGGAATCTATTGATGACCTAATCCAGCGCACAGGGATAGATTTACGGTTAATACAGATAGATACCCTAGCAAGAGCGTTTGGAGGCGGTAACGAGAACGATAGCCAGGATATGGGCGCATTTATCCATAACTGCGGACGGATGCAGCGAAAACTGGATTGCGCTTTGATGCCATTGCACCACTCTGGCAAGGATTCCACCAAAGGATTAAGGGGTCACAGTAGCTTGCTTGGAGCCGTGGACACCCAGCTAGAACTACAAAAGTTGGTGATGGACGAGCCAAAGGATGGCGTGGCAGGCAGAGGAATCATCACTATAAGTAAGCAAAAGGACGGGCAGGACAACTTGAAATTCGGCTTTGAGATGATCCATATAGACATTGGCGGCAGCCTAAACCTAGGCGAGTCAACATCATTGGCGGTACGCGAATATCAGGAAATGATCGACGAGCAGCACAAGAAAACAAGGACACCGCCACCAAGATCAGGGGCTGGAGGTGTCCAAAAGGTGGCAATTGACGCACTCCACAAAGCGATTGCAGAGCATGGGGAGATGCGGTTAATTGACGGAAAGCGCAATAAAGCGGTTCACGTTGAACAGTGGATGGAGGCTTTTTCAGCAGCCCAAACTGACAAAGCAGGCATCACAAAGCGGTTCAATAGGTGTGTACAGAGCCTCCAGAACGCTAAAAGGGTAGAGGTTTTCGATCCTTTTGTTTGGGTTATTTGGAGCGATGATGACCAAAACGATAGCGACTTTTAGGGTGTTTTATTGCTTACGTAATTGGCTACGGACAAATGGGACAAATGGTGGGACAAATGGACGGATGAGAGGGAAAACATGAAAACGGGACAAATGGGACAAATGGGACAAATGGAGGACAAATGGTGGACAAATGGTGGGACAAATGGACAAAATGGTAGGTAAGCATAGATTTGGCGAGAATGGGACAAATGGGAGAGCGTATTCTTAATATACGCTCCCATTTGTCCCATTTCCAAATGCCCGAATAGGAGAACCAAGTGGCAACAAATAAACGTAAAACTTTGATGGTGGAAACGCCAGCAATGCCGAGCTTCCCAGCGGACAAGTTCGAGGTGTTCAAAAACGCTGTGATGGTGGAACTTGCAAACCGCAAGAATATCCATGACGCTAAGTGGGGTATTAGTAGATTGATTTGGCTGGTGGATACCGAGTTGCGGGAAAAGGTGTGGCTGCAACTGGAGCGCGTTTGGCACGCACAGGAATCCAGAGACGACGTGAAGCTGGATAAGGCGGTCAGGGGTATGTGCAAGGCCTACGACGCGATGGAGGCTTGGGCTGCGGCTAACGGTGTCAGCGAACTGCCGGACGTTGGGCAGATCGAGCACCAGCGAGAGGACGGTACGGTTTTCGTGATCGTGCCGGACGAGAAGGCGAAGCAGCTCTACTGCCAACAGTGGCCAGGGACAACGGACAGGGATGTCTGGACGGCGGCAGAGATTGCGATAATCCTAGCCAAGCAGGCAGGTGGTCAGCTAGGCGAGATCAAGCGGCTGTGGCCAGAGAGCAAGCTGGTGGCGGTCGGTGGGCCATCAGGGTTCGATGACATGGTCAACGACCTGGACATGGTGACACCGAGCAAGCAGCCGAAACTGTTCGACACAAAGGCGTTTAAAGGGGCTAGATGATGCGTAGAAGCGATTATGTGGGGCTGGGCATGGGTAAGGTGCTTGATGGTGCTGGATTGCGCTGGAGGGCTTTCTGATGGCTGGGCAACCGAAAAAGACTAGCGACCTAGCGGTGCTGGACTCGCTCCAGGTCGAGGAGATCGTGGCCATGTTCGAGGCCGGCAAGTCAACGGCTCGGATATGCGAGGCACTTGGAATCGGGCGCAGGGCATTGGAAATATGGTGCGATATGCCCGATAACGAGCATAAAATTGCTCGCGCGCGCGCCCGTGCAGCAGATGTGCTCGCCTGCCAGACGCTGGAGATCGCCGACCAGGCAGCGCCAGAGGAGAGTAACCTGGCGCGAGTGCGCATACAGACGCGCCAGTGGGTCGCAGAGCGCTGGAAACCTAGCGTCTACGCACAGCAGCGTGGGCCAGCGGTCAACATCTCCATTGGCGGGTTGCGCCTCGATGCGCTGCGCCATGTCGAGGTGGTGCAGGACGCTGACACCATGCCGCAGCTCTGTGGATAACCATGCCTCAAGCCTTTGTACTTTATACGACGGGCATTATGTTAAGTTGTCCAGCCTGTGACTATCCTGTGGATAACCTACCCCTGTACGCGGGGTACTGGCCCGTCCGGCTGGCTCCGGTGGCCGCGACCCCCCCCTTCGCGCAATCGGCGGGGGCGGCTACTGCTGCACCTAAACAGACACCGCCACCATGACCCCTACCCCCCTACCCGTGTCACCGACACCGCCCTCTGCCCTAAAAAAAATAAAAAGTGTGCCAACTATCGCGTCCACTGTCGCCGAGATGACAGAGGCACACGGCGAGCAGTCAAAGAACCCGTTCATTGAGTGGGCGAAGAAGTACTACCGCAACCCTGTGCTGTTTGTGCAGGAGGTGTTGAACACGGAACCCGATGAGTGGCAAAAGACTTTTCTGATGCACATTGCCAGGGGTGAGCGCAGGATTAGCGTCAGGTCGGGGCATGGCGTGGGGAAGTCAACGGCTGCCGCCTGGGCGATTATTTGGTATGCGTTTTTGAGGTTTCCCGTCAAGATTGTGCTCACCGCGCCCACCAGCTCGCAGCTCTATGACGCCTTGTTTGCGGAACTTAAGCGCTGGGTTAAGGCGTTGCCGGAGACGTTGCAGAACCAGTTGGAGGTTAAGCAAGACCGCATTGAGTTTAAGGAATTCCCGAACGAGGCGTTTATCTCGGCACGCACATCAAGGGCCGAGCAGCCCGAGGCCTTGCAGGGGGTACACAGTGAGCACGTCATGCTGGTGGCAGACGAGGCGTCGGGTATCCCCGAGCAGGTGTTTGAGGCTGCGGCGGGTTCCATGTCCGGCCACAGCGCTGTAACTTTGTTACTAGGTAACCCTGTACGCAGCAGCGGATTCTTCTTTGACACGCACAACCGTCTGGCGGGTGACTGGATCACGATGAAGGTTTCGTGCGCGGACTCGCCCAGGGTGAGTGAGGCTTACATCGAGGAGATGAAGTCTCGCTATGGCGAGGAGAGCAACGCCTACCGGATTCGCGTGTTGGGAGATTTCCCTAGGTCCGATGACGATACGGTGATACCTATGGAGTTGCTTGAGATGGCCACACAGCGGGACGTGGCGCCGAGCTTGAGCGCCAGGTTAGTGTGGGGCTTGGACGTGGCCAGGTTTGGCTCTGACCGGTCAGCGCTGTGCAAGCGCCAGGGTAACGCGGTGCTTGAACCGATTAAGACGTGGAAGAACTTGGATTTGATGCAACTGACGGGTGCGATTGTTTCTGAGTATGAAGTGCTGATGCCCAGCCAGCGTCCGCACGAGATACTGGTAGACAGCATTGGCCTGGGTGCTGGCGTAGTTGACCGGCTGCGCGAGCTGAACTTACCGGCGCGGGGGATTAATGTCTCCGAGTCCCCAGCGATGGGCGGGACGTATCGGAACTTGAAGGCAGAGTTATGGCACAAGGCCAAGGCGTGGCTGGAGCAGCGTGACTGCACCATGCCCAAGGATGATCTGTTGATCTCTGAGCTGGCCACTGTGCGGTATTCGTTTACCAGCAGCGGGAAGATTCAGATTGAGGGCAAGGACGAGATCAGGAAGCGAGGGTTGGCGAGTCCAGACAGGGCTGATGCGTTTTGCTTGACGTTTGCCTCTGACGCGATCACGGGTGCTTTTGGCTCTGCGTCCAGCAACAAGTGGGGGCAGTCACTGCGCAGGAACATACCCCGCGTAGCATAATTGGGGTGAGCATTAACACGCATGGGGATTAAGAGGCGAGGGGGTGTAGCCGCACTTCTGGAGACTCGCTGAAAGTCGCAAGGCAAACGGACAGGCGCTATGGTCAGCCAAGAGGAGTCCGGTAAGGGTTCAAATCCTGCCTTAGTCCCCATCCGTGTTGGTGGATGCGCAGGCTGATGCGCGGTTTTGTTAAGACAAATCACCATATGCTGGAGATCAGTACCAGCCACCAACAACTTATTTTTTAAGGAGCCAGATATGAAGATGACCAAGGCACAGAAGAAAGTTGGCAAGGTGATGGGCGAGTACAAAAGCGGAAAGTTGCACTCAGGTGCTGGCGGCAAGGTAGTGAAGAATCCTAAGCAGGCGATTGCGATTGCTCTGTCCGAGGCCAAGGTTCCAATGAAAAAGGGGAAGATGTAATGGCCACAATGCGAGACGTACCGGAGCGCTACCAGGGCGCTATGAAGCAGATGATGTCTAAGACAGACAAGAAGTGTCCGCTGCCTACGCAAGACGTGACCCTTAACCTAAAGAACCGCGCCAAGGCGATTACTGCTGCGGCCTACGGTCCTGAGAATCCCGAACTGCCTAACACGGCGTACTGGAAGAAGAAGGCCGATACCTGGGACGTGACGATTGCAGACGCCAAAGAGAGCCGCTGCGGTAACTGCGCAGCGTTCAATGTGCAGGATTCCATCAAGGAGTGCATTGCCAAGGGTATTGGTATGGAAGCGGACCCGTGGGGGACGATTGAGCTGGCTGACCTTGGGTACTGCGAGATATTTGACTTTAAGTGCGCGGCGAGCCGTACCTGCGATGCGTGGGTAGTGGGCGGCCCTAATGATGGTGAGGATGGCGAGAGCGACGAGGAATCTGTTGACACCGAAATGGAAGGCGGGGACGAGGAATGAAACCAGGTTTATACGCGAACATCAACGCAAAGCAGGCCCGTATCAAGGCCGGCTCTAAAGAGAAGATGAACAAGGTCGGTAGCAAGGCAGCGCCATCTGCTGCTGACTTTAGACAGGCGGCTAAGACGGCAAAGCCTGTAAAGAAAAAATGACAGCAGCCTGGCAGCGCAAGGAGGGCCAGAACCCTAAAGGCGGTTTAAATGCCAAGGGGCGCGCTAGTTTGAAGGCGGCAGGCCAAGACATCAAGCCTCCGGTTAAGTCTGGCGATAACCCCAGGCGCGCGAGCTTTTTGGCGCGTATGGCGGGTAATGATGGCCCAGAGTACAAGGATGGCAAGCCCACCAGGTTGCTGCTGAGTTTGAATGCCTGGGGCGCAAGCTCCAAGGCTGACGCCAAGGCCAAGGCTAAAGCCATATCCGCAAGGAACAAGTCAAAGTGATTTCTCCCATAGTCATATCCACAGTACACGGCAAGGGGCTGGGCGTCTTGCTTGAGTCCATTAAGCAATACTGCCCCGAGATACCCGTCTACCTGCGCGGCCCTGAGTCCGTGATCGAGAACTTCAATGCCGACGTGAAGGTGTTCTCACAACCCACGAACTTTGGCAACGACTACAACGCCATCATCAACCGCGCACTTGAGGATTTTGAGTCCGTGGTGGTGGCCAATGACGATATTGTCTTGACGCCTACCAGCTACAAGGTCTTGATGGAGGACGTGGACATACTGCTGGACATGGACCTGCCTGTTGGGTGGGTGGCGTCCAGGACAGACGCGGCACGCCAGGTGCAGAACATTAGGTTTAATCCTGACGGCGAGACGATTGATATGTGCCGGTTCAAGTACGAGTCCAAGATCAGGCCAGCAGAAGTAATTAGTCCGATATTCGCGTGGATACACGGCGATGCGTTTAAAGAGGCGAATTTCCCACCATTGAACTGGTACTCCGATGACGTTAACTGCCTAGACATGGCCGCTAAAGGCTTTGAGCACTACGTCTCTACCAGTTACGTCCACCACGTTGGCAGCCAGACAGTTGGCACTAACTCCGAGAAACTTACAAACGAGGCAGTGCCTTGGTTGCTTAAAAACAGACCCGAATATGCCAAGCAGTGGTTTAACTCTTAACTTGGGATCGGGCCGTGATCGGCGCGATGACTGCGTCAATATGGACATTAATGACAACAAGAACCCCGATTGGCACGGTGATATATGCACGATTGAGTGGGGTCAGAAGATACAGACGCACGCTGGTGAGATCACCGTAGAGCCTGGGATATTCACCAAGATACTCGCGCAAGACGTGCTGGAGCACGTACCTGACCTGGTTAAGTGCATGAGGAACTGTTTGGATTTACTGGACGTTGGCGGCGAGATGCACATCCACGTCCCGTATGACTTATCCCTTGGCGCGTGGCAAGACCCGACCCATGTACGTGCGTTTAACCAGAATTCTTGGGTTTATTACTGCGCCTGGCACTGGTACTTAGATTGGAAGGATTTCCGGTTTGAGATGAAACACCTAGAGTACAGGCTGTCAAAGTACGGCGAAAGCCTAGAATTAGAGGAAGATGAGTTGTTGCGCACGCCGCGTGCGGTTGACTCCATGTACGTCGTTTTACGAAAGATACCCGTATGAAAGACCTAGAGATCACCACCGACGTGTCGGCGATGGAACCGATGGATGATGCCGAGCTGGAGGCAATTATTGGCCAGGACCTGACCGATGCCGTTAGCTATGTAGATTCTGATTTATCACCTATCCGTGCGCGCGGTACAGAGTACTACCGTGGCGACAAGTTTGGCAACGAGGAAGATGGCCGCAGCCAGGTAGTGGCGATGGAGGTTCGGGACACTGTCTCGGCCATGATGCCCAGCCTAATGCGGGTGTTCTTCTCCAGCGAGAACGTGGTTGAGTTTGTGCCAGAGGGTCCAGAGGATGTGCCATTTGCCAAGCAAGCCACCGACTACGCGAACTTTGTCTTTAACTCAGATAACAACGGGTTTATGACCACCTACGCCATCTTTAAAGATAGCCTGGTGCGTAAGTGCGGTATTGCTAAGTATTGGTGGGAGGAGACAGAATCTGTCCGCATTGAGGAATATTCTGGCTTAGATGACCAGACCTTGCAGATAATTGCGCAAGAGGATGCCGAGGTCAAGATTGTCGTTAGCTACCCCGACCCCGAGGCTATGCAGGCGATGCAGGGCATGGAGCCGCAGATTGACCCGATGACAGGCCAGTCGATGCCTATGCCGCCGCCGCCGATGCTGCACGACGTGCAGATCAAGCGCGTGCTCAAGGAAGGCCGTATCAAGATCATGGCAGTGCCGCCAGAGGAGCTGCTGCTTGACCGGCGCGCTAGGTCGTTTGATGATGCTGGGATCATTGCCCACCGCATGATGGCCACAGTACAGGAGTTGGTGGCGATGGGTTATGACGAGGACGAGGTGCGCGACAACATCACGTCCACCGACTTGGACAGCAACGAGGAGTACCTGGCACGCCAGCCGCTGTCTACCACCTTTGGTATGAACGACAGCGCAAACCCGATGCAGCAGCGCGTGCTGTATGTTGAGGCGTACTCTCGCATTGACTACGACGGCGACGGCATTGCAGAGTTGCGCAAGATTTGCTGCATTGGCTCTGGCTACAAGGTAGTGCGTAACCTGCCAGCGTCTTACATACCCTTTGTTGACTTTCCATGCGATCCCGAGCCACACACGTCTCCGCTGGAGGCGATGTCTATTTTTGACATTACGCACGACATCCAGGAGATCAAGTCAGAGATTCTGCGCAACACGCTCGATTCGCTGGCGCAGTCAATCCATCCACGCACTGCGGTGGTCGAGGGCATGGTCAACATGGATGACGTGCTCAACAACGAGACGGGCGCAGTTATCCGTATGCGCCAGCCTGGGATGGTGCAGCCCTTTAGCAATCCGTTTGTTGGCCAGGCGGCTTTCCCGATGATCGACTACATGGACCAGATGCGCGAGAACCGCACCGGCATGAGCAAGGCCGCGATGGGGCTGGATGCCGATGCATTGCAGTCGAGCACCAAGGCAGCGGTGGCGGCCACCATCAGCGCGTCTCAGGGGCGTATTGAGCTTACGGCGCGTTTGATGGCCGAGGGCATGAAGAAACTGTTTAAGGGCATATTGTTCTTGCTGGTGACGCACCAGGACAAGCCGCGTATGGTGCGCCTACGTAACGAGTTTGTGCAGATGGACCCGCGCGCGTGGAACTCCGCGATGGACGTTCACATCAACATTGGCCTGGGCAACGGCGACACAAACGAGCGCATCCAGGCTTTGATGATGATCTTGGCCAAGCAGCAAGAAGCACTGACCCAGCTAGGCCCACAGAACCCGCTGGTGACCCCGTCTCAGTATTCCCATACCCTGCGCCAGATTGTGTCTCTGTCTGGGTTTAAGGACACGTCTCAGTACTTCAATGACGTGCCTACCGACTACCAGCCGCCAGCCCCACCGGAGCCAAAGCCCACTCCAGAGGAGGTACTTGCTCAGGTGCAGGCTAAGTCTATTGAGGCCGATATTCAGAAGAAAGCCGCCGAGCTGGAACTCAAGCACCAGCAGATGGTGCGCGATGACGATTACCGGCGTGATGCCTTGGCTCAAGATTTATACTTAAAGAAATACGAATTAGAGTTAAAGTACAACGCACAGATTTCTACGGCTGAGATTGAAGCACAGCAAAGTCTTAACCGAGAAGCAATGCAGCAGCAGACTACCCTGGCACAAGCCCAGATGTCAGCGGCTGCGCCCATCAACCAATTTGGAATGGCATAAATGGATAATGAAGAACTTGTACGCAAGGGCCGAAAGGCTGGCCAGTTGCTGGAGGATGAAACCTTCAACATGGCAATCAACAAGATGGAAAACGACCAGCTCTGGTACTTTCGGTCAACGAAACCAGAGGAGTCAGCCAAGCGAGAGATCGCCTGGTCCATGCTCAAGGCAATCGACAACTTGAAGATCGAATTGCAAAAGATTGTTGACAACGCAAAGGTGGCGCAACGCGCCATCGAGCGTGCGAATAAGTAGAGGACATTTATGCAACAAGCACAAACGGGTTCTGCGGGACCCATGAATCTGGACCAAGCGGCCCAGGCACTCTCAGCAATGCTGCCCGATGAGGGAGAACAGTCAATTGATGAGACGTTGGACGATTCGCTGGAAGGCGAGTCGGCGGCGTTAGACGGAACATCACTGGAAGATGCAGACGCAGACGGTGAAGTAACGGATAGCGAACAGTTAGAGGAAAGTGAAGATTCCGAGGAAGAAAAGCCGGATCAGACCTTTACCGTCAAAGTTGACGGCACAGAGGTTACTGTAACTTTGGACGAACTTCAGAAGGGATATTCGCGGACTCAGGACTACACGCGAAAGACTCAGCAAATTGCCGAAATTCGACGCCAAGTCGAGTCGGAAGCCGAGGCCATTCGCGCCGAGCGTAGTCAGTACGCTCAGTTGTTAGGAGCATTGGAGTCGCAGGTTCAGCAAGCCGCGCAGCCTAATATTGATTGGGATCGCCTCTACCAAGAGGACCCCATCGAGTGGGTGCGGCAGAAAGAGGTGATGCGTGAAAACCAAGCAAAGTCGCAGGCTATTCAATTTGAGCAGCAGCGTCTTATGCAGATTTCACAGCAGGAGCAAGCTCAACAGATGCAGTCTTTTCTTGCGCAGCAGCAAGATGAATTGCTGAAGGTTTTGCCTGATTGGAAAGACCCAAACAAGGCAAAAAAAGAGAAAGAATTGCTCATTGACTTTGGCCAAAAGGCTGGGTTTAGCACCGATGAACTGAAGAACATATTCGACCACCGCGTCGTTAACGTGCTGCGTAAGGCGGCACTGTACGAGCAGATGATGGCCAAGAGGCAGAACATCAAGCCGGTGACGAACAATGGTCCACGTCCTGCCAAGCCAGGTGCAGCAGGCCGTGTCTCCACGACAAGTGAAAGTACTCGCGCAAAACAGCGTCTTGCAAAAACTGGTCGCGTCAACGACGCGGCTTCTGCAATTGAACTTTTATTGAAGTGAGTAAATTATGACTATCGTAACTAACACCTTCACAACCTTTGATGCCAAAGGTATCCGTGAAGATTTGAGCAATATTATTACCAATATTGCACCGGAAGAAACGCCTTACATGAGCAACATTGGCCGCGAGTCGGTCAGCAATTCTCTGTTTGAGTGGCAAACCGATACCCTGGCAGCAGCCGCTGCCAACAAGCAGTTAGAAGGTGACGACGTGTCGTCATTTGATGCTGTTGTTGCTACCGTGCGTTTGCAGAACTATGCTCAGATTTCGCGCAAGACTATCGTCCTGTCCGCAACTGAGGAAGTGGTTAACAAGGCAGGTCGCCGCTCTGAGTTGGCTTATCAGATCGCCAAGCGCGGCTCTGAGTTGAAGCGTGACCAAGAGTTTTCCATGCTCAATGGTGCAGTTGCTGCCGCTGGTAGCACTAGCGTCGCGCGTGGTACTGCCTCACTTGGCGCCTTCGTGAAAACGAACGTTGATATGCAGACCAACGGTACTAATCCTTCGTACACGACGCTGCCAAACAGCGCCCGTACTGACGGTAACGTGCGTACCTTCACCGAGACCATTTTGAAGAACGTAATTCAGCAAGTCTGGGCCGCTGGCGGTACTCCAAAAATCTTGATGACGGGTCCTGTCAACAAGCAGCGCGTATCTGGCTTCTCTGGTATTGCATCCTCGCGTTTCAACATTGATGGTGGCGCACGTCCCGCTACTATCGTTGGCGCAGCCGATGTCTATGTCAGCGACTTCGGTAACGTGCAGGTGGTTCCTAACCGCTTCCAGCGTGAGCGTGATGCATGGGTGATTGATCCTGAGTACGCAAAGATGACTACCCTGCGTCCTTACCAGCAGATCGAACTGGCTAAGACCGGCGACGCCGAGAAGCGTATGCTGATCGTTGAGTGGGGCCATAAGGTCTTGGCTGAGAATGCCCACGGCCTGGCTGCTGACCTGATTACTTCGTAATCAAGCACGGAAGGGATCAGGGAAACCTGGTCCCTTTTTTAAATGAGCGAATCAAGAATATTTGACACAAACGCAGACCTTGGAATCACTCGGACGTGGCACTACGACGAGGAAACTGACAAGGCAACCATCCAGACAAGTCAAGATGTCACGGCCATCATTGAAGAAAACCGGAACACTTACAACCAGGGCGAGAAGCACGACAAGTATGGAGAGTGGAGCCGCGTGGCGTCCATACCATTGAGTGTCTATTTCAAGCTCAAGGAAGAAGGTAAGTTAGAGGACGATGCGTACATGAAGCGCTGGCTCAACGATCCCGAAAACCAATACTTTAGAACTCGACCAGGACAAGTATGAACTATGTAGCAGTCTGCACGCCAGCGCGTGATATGGTCCACACGAACTTCACCTACTGCTTGGTGAACATGGTGGCGTATCACACTATCAGCACCACCGACGCGGTATCTCTCAAGATCATGCAGGGTACGCTGATACAGAACCAGCGCGCTGACTTGGCGCTGGACGCGATGGCCGAGGGCTGCACGCATATCCTGTTTATTGACTCAGATATGACCTTCCCGCAGGACATGGTTGGCCGGCTGCTAAAGCACGACCTGGACATTGTGGCCACCAACTGCGCGCGGCGTAGGATGCCTACCGGACCGACTGCGCAGAATTACAAGCCTGACGGTACGCGGGAGCTGGTGTACACCATGCCAGAGAGCACCGGCATTGAGGAAGTTGGCTCTATTGGTATGGGCGTGATGCTGATTAAGCGTAACGTCTTTGAGAAGCTGTCCGAGCCTTGGTTTGAGACGCCGTGGCGTCCAAAGGAGCGCGGCTACATTGGCGAGGACATTTTCTTTTGCCGTAAAGCGCAGGATGCAGGGTTTAAAATCCACATTGACCATGACGTGAGCAAAGAGATTGGTCACATTGGCACGTTTGAATTCAAGCACGACCACACCTGGGTGATGCGAGAGCTTGAAGAAAAGGAAAAGGCAACGTAATGGCTCTGACAACGTACACGGAGTTAAAGACATCAATCGGTGATTGGCTTAACCGCACCGATTTAACGTCTGCCATTGCCGACTTTGTATCACTGGCAGAGGCGCAGATCGAGCGCCAGCTACGCACCAGGCAGATGATTACCAGGTCTAATGCCACCTTCTCTGCCGAGTACGGGGCCGTCCCTGACGATTTCTTAGAGACAAAGTCACTCAAGCTCACGAGCACTAACCCCATCACTCCGCTGGTATTCCAGACCATTGATGCATTGGACGATTTGTCTAGAACATTTTCTTACCCATCACGACCTAAATACTTTGGCATTGTCGGTGGCCAGATCAGATTAGTGCCTACCCCAGATACCGATTACACAACCGAGCTGGTGTACTACGCTAAATTGACCAAGTTATCATCTACTGTATCGACTAACTGGTTGTTGGCCTCCAGCCCCGATATTTACTTGTATGGGAGCCTGTTGCAGGCTGCGCCATACTTGCAGGATGATGCGAGAATACCAGTGTGGTCAAGCCTTTACGACAGGGCATTGACTGATGTACAAACAGCAGATGACCGTGGCTCTACATCCGGTGGCGCTATGGCTGCACGCGCAAGGAGCTTTGGATGATTGTTACGACTACAAAGGGCGATATGGATGACTCTCTGCTGGTAAAGCAAGAGGGTTCTATTGAGAACGACAACGAGTTGACAAGTTGGACAGAGTACTGGTTAGATGGCGAACTGGTCCACAGATCGGTTCATGTTTTGTTGAAAAAGAATGTCGCGGCAGAGGGTGTCGCGGCAATGATCGCATAGGAAAATATCATGGCAAATACTCAAGCAATGTGTACTTCGTTTAAGGTTGACCTATTGAACGCGGTCCATGCATTTAACGGAACTGGAGTGCCTGCGCACACTGTTTCTACGGCAGACAGTTTCAAGGCTGCTTTGTACCTGGCCAGCGCCACCGTGAACTCCACCACAACGGCCTACAGCGCCACTGGTGAAGTGAGTGGTACTGGATATACCGCTGGAGGTGTTGCAGTCACGTTTGGTACTGCCCCGTCCTCTACAAGCACCACGGCGTTTATCACTCCCAGCGCAAGCATTGCTTACACCACTGTAACGCTGGCCACCGCCTTTGATGCCGTCCTAATCTATAACTCAAGCCAGAGCAACAAGGCAGTCAGCGTGCATACCTTTGGGTCACAGACAGTGACCGCTGGTACGTTTACCCTGACCATGCCAACAAATGACTCCAGCACCGGCCTAATTCGGCTGGCATAACCTGGGGGCAGCGCTATGGCTGCTTATGGCTCTGGCTATTACGGCAGTGGCGTCTACGGAATAGGTAATGTAGTTGTCAGCGGCAACCAGGCAACTGGTTCCGTTGGCACATTGCGTGTCAATATTTCAGAGCAAGAGGACGGGGTTGTTGCTACGGGTAACGTAGGCACAGTCTCCACGTCCAGGACTGTGGCCATTACCGGCAACGCGGCAACGTGTGCAGTCGGTACGTTTTCCATACCCCTTTATATTGATGGTGTAGTTGCAACCGGAAACGTAGGAACGGTTACCCCATCAAGGACTGTAGCCATCACCGGCAATGCGTCATCAGGCGCTGTAGGCACAGTCTCCACGTCCAGGACTGTGTCAATTACCGGAAACGCTGCAACGTGTGCAGTCGGTACGTTTTCCATACTCCTTTATATTGATGGTGTAGTTGCAACCGGAAACGCAGGCACGGTTGCCCCATTAAGAACTGTAGCCATCACCGGCAATGCGGCATCAGGCGCCGTCGGATCATTGCTTGTTAATGTCTCAGAGCAAGAGGACGGCGTCACTGCTACGGGTAACGTAGGAACAGTCATTCCCTCTAGGGTTGTAGCCATTACTGGAAATGCAGCGTCCGGTGCAGTCGGTACATTAAGTTCAAATATTTCCAAGCAAGAGGATGGTGTATCTGCTACGGGTAACGTAGGAACAGTAATCCCATCGAGGACAGTGGCCATCACTGGCAATGCGCTATCCGGTGCGGTTGGTACTGTAGCGCGTGGGGATACATCTATTGCCATCTCCGGCAATGCAGCGTCAGGTGCAGTCGGAACATTGCTTGTCAATATTTCAGAGCAAGAGGATGGCGTCACCGCTACAGGTAACGTAGGCACAGTCATTCCCTCTAGGACTGTAGCTATTACAGGCAATGCAGCGTCCGGTGCGGTTGGTACGGTTGCGCGCGGAAATACACTTATTGCATTGACCGGAAATTTGGCCACACTGTCTGCTGGAACAGTTGGAATTACAAAAGAGATATCTAGCAATTTGGCAACATTGTCTGCTGGATCGGTTGCGGCATCAATCAGTAAAGCAATCACTGGCAATGCTTCAACCCTATCTGCTGGCACTGTTACTTCTGATAGGTCGGTTAATTTATCAGGAAACTTAACATCTGCTGCCGTTGGCACGGTTTCACGCGGTAATTCATTAATTGCTTTAACTGGTAACACTTCTACGCTATCTGTTGGGACGTTTGGCGTTGAAGTAATTACCTTTCAAGACATTACTGGTGTAGAGTCTGCGTCTAATGTTGATAGCGTCACAAACAGCGTCGAGATAGCGATAATTGGGGTAAGTGCCACTGGTTCTGTTGGTACTGTATTGGGTTTTGGGTGGGGCGTTACGCCAGACACATCCGAAACCTGGTCAGTGCAGTCAGACACTTCTAAGTCTTGGTCAGCCATCTCGGATACATCTGAGAGCTGGACGCCAGGCACAGACACTTCGGAATCATGGACAGCAATTTCAGATAACGCGGAAACTTGGCAAGCAATTGCATAGGAGTAAATCATGGCAGATACGACAACCACAAACCTACTACTTACCAAGCCCGAGGTAGGGGCCAGTACCGACACCTGGGGTACAAAGGTAAATGCAGACCTGGATTTAATTGATGCACTGTTTGATGCAGGTCCAGTTCTTAAAGTAGCAAAGGGCGGCACTGGTTCGGCGACCTTGACAGCAAACAATGTGCTGTTAGGCAATGGGACTTCAGCACTTCAAGTAGTGGCCCCTAGCACATCAGGCAATGTGCTTACTAGCAACGGAACAACATGGGCAAGCACTGCGCCTACAGCGCATTATGAAATACTGCCTATAACTGCATCAGTTGCTTCTAGTGCTTTAACAGTTACTTTAAATCCTATAGCATTAGATTTTCGTAGTTCTACTTTAACAAGTGGTACGGTTAATCGTAGAACGGTTAGTTCTGCAATATCAGTGGTTGTACCTTCTACAGCTACATTAGGAACAGTAAATGCTACGCAATCTCGCATTATTGTTCTAGCCATAGATAACGCTGGTACAGTTGAATTGGCAGTTGTAAATATTGCTGGTGGTAATAACCTTAATGAAACAACCCTAATCAGCACCACGGCAATTAGTACGGCGGCAGACTCAGATAATGTTATTTACTCTACCACAGCGCGCACATCTGTAGCGTTTCGTGTCGTTGGATACATTGAATCTACTCAGGCCACTGCTGGTACTTGGGCTACTGCACCAAGCACTATCCAAGGTGCTGGCGGCAATGCCGTTACAGACATGAGTTCGTTGGGGTATGGGCAGACTTGGCAAGACGTAACGGGAAGTAGAACAGCTGGAACGACATACTACAACACCACCGGCAAACCGATTACTGTGTCTGTAACCAGCACAGGCGGGGGCAACATAATTTGTATAGTGGGTGGGGTTACTCTTGCAAGCCCGTGGGCCAATGGTGCTGCTGCTGTTCAATTGCAAGGCACTTTTGTCGTTCCGCCGGGAAAAGGTTACTCAGCAACCAACCAGTCTATTTGGGCTGAGCTTCGTTAAGGATAAATCATGCACTATAAAGCCCCCAACAACTCGCTGCACTTTCTTGATGACGATGCCTACGCGCATCTGCTGCCAGAAGGTTCTGTCCAGATTACGGACGAGGAAGCTGAAGCCCTGCGACCGCAGCCAACAGAGCCTACCTATGCCGAAAAGCGTGCTGCTGAATACCCGCCGTACACCGACTACCTTGACGGGGTGGTGAAGGGCGATCAGGCGCAAATTGCAAAGTACATAGCTGACTGCCAAGCAGTTAAAGATAAGTATCCAAAATGAATTCCCCAGAGATAGACCCTGTACGCTACGGTGTGCTTTGGCAGAAGGTGCAGGACTACGAGCGCCGGTTTGATGACATGAGCGCCAAGATCGACAAGATGGAGTCATCTATCGAAACGCTTGTTGCTATGGCTAACCAGGGTAAGGGTGGGTTCTGGATGGGCATGGTTATCGTTTCTGCTATCGGGAGTCTTTTAGGTTACTTTGCTCATTTACTTGGCAAGCCGTGATTCAAAATGATAGACCCCATCACCGCATTTGCGACTGCCCAAGCCGCGATAAAGGGGGTGCAGGCCGCTATCAAGATGGGCAAGGACATCCACGCCATTGGCGGGGAGATGATGAAGTTTTTCGAGGCAAAGGACATTGTCCAGAGGGAAGCGTCCAAGCCTAAGAGTAGTTTCTCAAAGTCGGATACGGCGCAAGCGTTTGAGATAGTGATGCAGGCAAAGCAGTTGGCTGATGCCGAGAGAGAGTTAAATAATTGGATGGTGATGAGTGGCCATGCAGACCTTTGGCAGCAGCTACTGGTAGAGAGGAACAACATCATCCAAAAGCGCAAGGTAGAAGAAATACTGGCAGAGAATCACGCCAAAAAGCGCAAGGCAGATATTGATGATTTATTGACCTGGCTAATTGGTGGTGCTCTTGCACTGCTGTTGCTAGGTTTATGTTTTTGGTGGCTTACTATGTTGTTGGAGAAACACTGATGAATGACATCAAATCAAAACTTACGTTCTTTGTGACCCTAATGGTCAGCTTCACCTTGTGCGTTGTAGTAATTGGGATGGTCGGTGTGCTAATGGCTGGTCTGTTCAACCCCATTGTGGACAATGCCGAAATCTTTAAACTCATATCCCCCGCATTCCAAACCATTGTTGGTGGCTTTATTGGGCTTCTGGCTGGCGTAAAACTTTCCCATAGTGAAGATGCTCCCCCCTGCAAAAAGGACTAAACCATGCTGACTATCCTATCTACTCTGATCTCTTTCCTGATGGGTGGACTTCCTAAGTTACTAGATTTCTTCCAAGACCGCAACGACAAGAAGCACGAGCTAGCGCTGGCAGCCATGCAGATCGAGCGCGAGCTAGAGCTACGCAAAGCAGGCTTTGAGGCGCAGGAACGAGTAGAGCAGATACACAGCCAGCAACTGGAACTAGAGACAACTGCGAAGGCTAACGAGAACCTGGTCAATGCGCAGGTGGCTGAGATGAACGCTATCTATAAGCACGACGAGTCTCTGGGAGAGGGAACGTCACAATGGATAAAAGACTTGCGTGCTGGAACCCGTAGCTTTATCACAATGGGATTTTTCCTGCTACTGGTTTTTGTAGACGTTGGCCTTTTTATCTATGGATACAACAATGGCGTGGCATTCCCTGCGCTGGCTGACAAGCTGTGGGATAGCAATACCCAGGCGCTGTTTGCTTCCATAGTAGCGTTCCATTTTGGCGGTAGAGCCTTTGGAAAATGATCTGGACCCTGGTGCTCATTACAGGTATCAACATGAACTCAATAATGATCGTTGGATATTTTGAGTATGAAGCTGCCTGCCAAAAGGCGGCTAAAGAGTGGCGCGAGCTGGGCTACAAAGTAGGGTGCGTACAAACGCAAAAGAAATGAAAGTTTCTGCCAAAGCATTGTCAATGATTAAGCACCATGAGGGTATCAGGCAGCGTCCTTATCGCTGTCCTGCTTTGCTTTGGACTGTTGGCGTTGGCCATGTACTGTACCCAGCCCAGGGCAAACTGAAACTGGAAGAACGCAATGGATACCCATTAAGGCCAGAGGATGACCGGCTGTGGTCTATGGAGGAAGTTGATGGAATACTTGCAGCAGACCTGGAGCGCTTTGAGCGCGGAGTGGAACGATTCTGTCCTGTCGTTCTTACACAGGGTCAGTTTGATGGTCTTGTCAGTTTCTCTTTTAACGTGGGCCTTGGGACACTCCAGCGTAGTACGCTACGCCAGAAAGTGCTACGCGGGGATATGGAAGGCGCTGCGGAAGAACTCCTAAAGTATTGCATGGCCGGTGGTAAGCCTTTAAAGGGTTTGCAGAACCGGCGCAAGGATGAGCGCGTCCTATTTTTGTCCTAATGGTGGCACAATAAAACTATGGCCGTACAGCAAAAACTAGAGACTCCGTCTCCTCCAAACCTTGGGTATCCATCACAGGAGTATGAGTTTCGCGTGTTCTCCGAGTCCAATGGAGCACTCAATGCTTACTTTAGGAAGCTGACTGCGGTACTTGGAGCCATATTTGGGGTTAGGGGTAGCAGGTACATAAATGCGCCTTATGGAGCCTTTCAGAGTACGGCAGACCAGACGGCAGCGGCCATCAATACCGCATACGCGATGACGTTCAATACAACCGATTTCACCAATGGAATTACGGTAGTCAGCAGCTCGCGCATCACGGTTTCTGACTCTGGTATCTATAACCTTCAGTGGTCAGGGCAGTTTGAGAATACAGATAGCCAGGACCATGATGCAAGGGTATGGATCAAGGTCAACGGGACAAACCTTGTTGGCTCTACTGGATTTACTGGAATACCATCTAAGCATGGATCGGTCAATGGCCACACAATCGTGGGATGGAATTACAACCTATCACTTAACGCTAACGACTACGTTGAGCTTTGGTGGGAGACTGATAGCACCGCAGTCAGCATCCAGGCATACGCTGCGGCGTCCAACTACCCGTCTACCGCGTCGCTGATTGCGACAATGCAATTTGTGTCAAACACAATGTGAGAACGTCATGTACATACCTTTGAAAATACCACCAGGAATTTACCGTAACGGGACCGAGTATCAGTCATCTGGGCGCTGGTACGACGCTAACCTGGTTCGCTGGTACGAGAACACTCTGCGACCTGTCAACGGGTGGCGTAAGCGTTTCAGCAGTCAGACTGCGATGTCTGGGAAGTGCAGGGGACTGATTACCTGGCGTGATAACACCAATGACCGTTGGATTGCAGCCGGTACGCACTCAAAACTTTACGCTATGAATGAGTCTGGTACTCTGAAGGACATCACTCCAACTAGTTTCACTTCTGGAATTGCTGACGCCACGTCCTACACAGGGTACGGATCAAGCACCTACGGTAGCTATGCGTATGGCGTGCAGCGTCCTGATCTGGGTGAGGTTGTAAGCGCAACCACATGGTCTTTGGATACTTGGGGCGAGTACCTGGTAGCCTGTTCAAGCGCAGACGGCAAGCTGTACGAGTGGCAGCTAGGGTTTACTACGCCTACGCTGGCAGCGGCCATCACCAATGCTCCGACGGGCTGCAAGGCGGTGATGGTGACTTCTGAGAGGATCATGTTTGCTTTGGGCGCTGGTGGGAACCCGCGTAAGGTGGCCTGGTCAGATCAAGAAAACAATACGGTTTGGACTGCTGACGTAAACAATTTGGCGGGTGACTATGAGCTGGCCACACCAGGCAGTTTGATTGCCGGTAAGCGCGTCAAGGGTGTAAACCTACTGTTCACTGACCTTGACGTACACGTCGCGCAATACATTGGAGCACCATTCGTTTACGGGTTTGACAAGGCTGGTAGCGGGTGCGGGTTGATCTCGGCGCAGTCAGTGGCCGCTATCGACACTGCCGCAATCTGGATGAGCAGTAGCGGGTTTTGGATGTATGACGGGTACGCCAAGCCACTGGCTTGCGATGTATCTGACTACGTCTTTGGCGACATAAACCTGACTCAGAAGTCAAAAATCTACGCCGTCCACAACAGCAAATTTGGTGAGATATGGTGGTTTTATCCCTCCAATGACTCCAATGAGAATGATAGTTACGTGACGTACAACTACCGCGAGGGTCACTGGAACATAGGCACATTGTCTCGCCTGGCGGGTACGGATGCTGGGGTGTTCACTTACCCGCTGATGGTGGACAGTAGCGGCTACATCTACGAGCACGAGGTCGGTTTTTCCTACGACTCGGCTACCTTGTTCGCGCAATCTGGACCCATTGAATTGGGAACCGGCGAAAACATAATGAACGTCAAGCAAGTAATCCCTGACGAGCATACGCTGGGTGAGGCCGTGGTTTCGTTTGCGTCAAGGTTCTACCCTACCGGCGCGGAGTCTACTTTCGGACCCTTTACGGCGGCAAACCCTACCAGCGTCCGATTCTCTGGGAGGCAGGTCTCGGTAAAGGTAACGGGTAACGTTTTGGCTGATTGGCGGGTTGGAGTTATGCGTCTGGAGGCTACAGCCGGTGGGCGTCGATGACAGACCTGGAGGACTTGCACAGGCTGCGCCAGCAGGTCGAATCGGCTTTAGAATACTCTGAAGGCACACACACCTTTGACGATATTGCCGATGGGGTTGGAAGTAACAGGTTCCAACTATGGCCAGGCGTCAAGTCTGTGGTGGTGACCGAGATCATTGTCTACCCGCGAATCAAGAACTTGCATTACTTCTTGGCTGGCGGCGACCTAGATGAACTCAAGCTGATGCGACCACACATCGAGCGTTGGGGCAAGAGTTTAGGTTGCACGCGAGTTACTCTCGCAGGACGTAAGGGCTGGGCCAAGACGTTTCTGCGCGATGAAGGATACGAACCTAAGTGGTTCATTTTGAGCAAGAATTTGTAAGGGGAACGATATGAGTCTTGGTGGCATCTCTGATTATCTGAAGGCAAATAATATCTCTATCCCAGAGAATTATTCCCCGTACCAGGCAACCATGTCCCAGATGGGAAGCTACGGTGGCATGGATGGAACTAATTACCAGCAAGGCATGGGTAACGTCTATGGTGGCGGTAGTGCTGCTGGTGGTGGCTATAACTCCGACCTGTACAAGCGCCTTACTGCACCTGTAGCGCAGGCTCCTGTAGTGCAGAAAGTAACTCGCGTTGGTGGTGGAAATAGAAGCTATGACGGCGCTGGTGATGGAGGTGGAAGTTATAGCGGTGGTTTTCCTGCTTCGCTTGCTCCATACGCAAACACATTGGCTAATTTGTTAGGTGATGTTGGTCTTAACCAGGCATCTACAGCAGTATCACGAGGTCTTATGAGTGGGGCATTCTCAGGATCAGGTGCTGCACCTGGTAGCTCTTTTTCACCTTCTACTGGTGCAGTTAATGCTAGTAGCGGTGGTGAATATGGTGGATGGGGTAGCCGTGATGCTGGAGGTGGTTTTACCGGCGGTTCTGATGCAGGAGTTGCAGCCCGTGGTGGCATGGGATTTGGTGGAACTGGTAGCGGTGTTGGCGGTGATGGAGGGAGCTCTACATCAAGTGGCTCTGATAGTACTAGAGACTCTGGATCACAAACAAATAGAGATACTGGTTCTGCAAAAGGTGGATATATAACAATGGATATGTTATCTGGAAAAAACCCTTCCGGTCCAGATGAGGGTTATAGAGCATTAAAGTCTGGCGAGTTTGTTATTAACGACAAGGCTGTAAAGAAGTACGGCATTGAGTTGATGGACGCCATCAATAGCGGCAAGATTTCTAAGGGCAAGCTACGCGGCTTGCTCGAAATGTAAAGGGGAAACGTATGAGCAAAGGTGGAAATCAGACGGCGACAACGAGCATTGATCCAGAACTCAAGAAAGCATTCTTAGCTAACCTGGAGCAGGCGCAGGGTGTTGCTAGTGCGCTACCCGTGCAGCAGTTTGCTGGGTTCAATCCCATGTACCAGGTTGGTGAGGAGCAAGTATTCAATCAGTCTGTTGACCCGTTCACAGGCAAGAGTATTGCTGCCTTTATGAACCCGTACCAGGAGGACGTAATCAACCGCAGCCTGGGAGATATTGAGTCAAGCCGTCAGATGGCAGACATTAGAGATCGTCAGGCTGCAACGCAAGCTAGATCGTTTGGTGGTTCACGCCAAGGCGTGCAGGCCGCACTCACAAACGCTGCTGCCCTCAAGCAGGCCGCTGACCTGTCAGCGAATATGCGTCAGCAGGGCTATGGCCAAGCTGCGAGCTTGGCGCAGTACGCTAGAGGCCAGAACATCCAAGGTGGCCAGAACGTGATGGCCTTGGGTTCTGCACGCCAAAAGTTGTTGCAAGATCAGATGGACGCGCAGCGCAATATCGGTCTGCAAAAGCTACAGGTCGCGCAGTCTGCTTTAGGTCAGGGTGTGCCAAACCTTGGCCAGACAACGAGTACGCCGTACACCAGAAACGTTGGTGCTGGTGCTTTGGGTGGTGCTGCTGCCGGTTTCCAGTTGGGTGGTCCTTATGGTGCTGCACTTGGCGGCTTGCTTGGACTCTTTGGTTAAAGGAACAACATCATGGCAGATTTTGATTTAGGCGGCTTGCTGTTTGGCAATGCGCCATCCAGCGGCCTAGAGGGTTACCTAGACCCCGAGCAATTAAAGGCGATGCGCAACCAGGGCGTCATGCAGGCTGCTATGGCGCTCTTGAAGGCCTCTGGACCTAGTGCTACTCCCATTGGTATTGGCCAGGCTCTAGGCGAGGCGTATGGGGCTGGACAGACGGGTTATCAGCAGGCGCAGCAGCAGGGTATTGCTGGGTTGCTGACTAAGCAGAAGTTAGAAGAAGCAGAGCGTGCTCGCAAGATGCAAGAGAACTACGCCAAGATGGTTGCAGGATTAACTGGTGGACAAGCTCCAGAAATGGGCGCCATGACTTCAGAGTCTGCATTGGCTGCACCAGTTACACCGCAACTTCCTGCCGGACCTACGATTGCCAGGGCCGAGATGATTGGTCAACCTTCTCGCAATCTGGGTGGCGGTGGTGGTGCAATGCAGCGCGGTACTTTGACGCCGCAAATGGCTACGCTACTTTCGCAGATGACACCAAAAGAAGGCATCCAAGAACTGTACAAGCTATCGCAGCCACCAAAGACGCAAGGCCAGGCATTCAAAGCTGCTGATGGAAATTATTACATTCAGACAGAAAACGGTGGCGTGATACCAGCGCCAATTGCACCGGCTGATCTAGGTGCTGAAGAATACGGCGCACCAGTAGCGCAAGTTGTCAACGGACAAATTCGGATGGTCCAGTACAACAAAAAAGGCGAACCCAGGATTGCTCAAGGTACTATGCCTTACGAGGCACAGTCACCTGATATTCGTGCGGTGGAGTACCTTTTAGGTAAAACACTAGGTGGAACTGGTGCTGCTGGCACTGCTGCTGTTGGCCAATATCGTGCGCAGATTGCACCTAAGACAGATGTTCGTGTTAACACTGGTGAAAAAGTACGAGCCGGTGAAATCAACAAAGACATTGTTGCTCAGATGGGTGACTTTACATCTCAAGCCAGGTCTGCAAACGATACATTGATGAATGTGGATAGGATGCTGCCAGCACTTCAAGGAGCTATTACTGGACCATTGGCAGATTCCAGAACTACTCTCATTCGCGTAGGGCAGCAACTTGGTGTTGTTGGTAAAGATGCAAATGATGTACTTGCTAAGACTCAAATTTTGGTACAGGGACTTGCACAGCAAGAACTTTCAGCAGCGGGACAAATGAAGGGGCAGGGCGCTATTACTGCACCAGAGCGTGAATTGTTACGCCGTGCAGCAGTTGGAGATCAATCTCTAAGTGCTGTTGAGTTGAAAACCGCATTAGAGACTGCTCAGAAGGTTGCAAGGTATCGTATTGCCCAACATCAAGAGTATTTATCTAAGTTCTCTGCATTGCCTGGTTCTGAGCAATATGTACCTTTCTACACTGTCACGCCATATCAACCTGCTGGCGGTGCAACCCCAATGCAAAGTGGCATTGATGCTGAGTTAGCAAAACGCGCACAGCAACAACGTGGAGGTGGAATGCGATGAGCGATGGACTAAGCCAATTTACTGATGATGAGTTGCGCAAAGCGCAGGTCGGAGATTTCTCTGGTTTCACAACAGAGCAACTCATGGTATTGCGCACTGCGCTTGCTACGCCAGCGGCTGCACCTGCACCAGTGGCAGCTCCTCTACCGGCAGACACACAGAGACTCAGGTCAATGGGCCAGGGTATGCTGCTTGGTGGCTACGACGAGGCAGAGGCATATCTGCGCTCGCTAATTGGGGAGAACCAAGGTACGGCACAACAAGATGTACTTTCAAAATTAAAGGCATACCAGCAACAATCTCCAGTAGAAGCATTAGGCTACGAGGCTCTCGGTGCAACCCTAATTCCGGCAGCAGTTACATTAGGAACTAGAGGCGCGTCCGAGCCAGTAACCGGACCCGTAATAGCGGGTGCTATGCCTGCCGTAAAGCGTATGCTGGGTTCAAGCGCAATCGGTGGCGCTATGGGTGGAACTGCTGGATTTCTAGGCGGTGAGGGCGACTTCATAGATCGCGCATCCAAGGTTCCTACTGGAGTGGCCACTGGTGCTCTTGTGGCGCCTGTGTTCACGGCGGCAGTAGGCGCTACTGGAATGCTTGGTAATCAGTTGCTTGATGCCGCTAGGCGCATATCTGGTGGCCGTGGTGCAAAGATTGTTGAGACTGAAATTCAGCGTCTTATGGACATCACAGGAAAGACAGTAGACGAAATCGTCAGCGACATATCTAGCGGCAGGATCATGGCCGAGAACTCTACCCTACTGTCTGCTGTACGCGCTATGTATGCACAGGGTGGTAAGGCTGCGACTACCATTGCAAACACACTATCTAAGAGGCCAGAGCAACTACGCCAAACAGCATTGACTGAGATGCAGTCACGTCTTGCAAAGACACCGGATAACGTGCTTAGACAATTCAAGTTGTCTGATAAAAAATTAGCAGAACAAGAAAATCAATTGTATGAGGATGCGTTTGCACAAGGTGGCGTAATTGACTCCAACTTATTAAACAGCATCACCAATGCTTTTAAACGGTCTGAGAATTCAATACAAACAATAAACAAGGTTTACCAAGCAGAAACAGGTAAGCGTCCATTTTTCAATTTTGACAAAGATGGAAACATAGTTTTTAGTAGAGCGCCGACTATAAAAGACGCAGAAATCATCAGGCGCGGAATTCAAGCGTCGGTTGATGAGGCATACACAGCAGGACTTGGCGCTGCTGGCGGCCCACTAAAAACAGCAGAGCAAGCATTACGTCAAGCCATTGATACATCTGCCCCAGCAGTGGGCGTAGCTAGGGCCGAGGCATCTGCACGTCGTTCTGCTAAAGATGCGTTTAATGAGGGGCGTAAGGTATTTTCAAAATCTGCTGATGAGGTTTCGATCCTATTTGAAGAATTGTCCAGTGACCCTGCAAAACTCTCTGCGTTTAGGGCTGGGACAATGGACGCAATACGCAACAGGATGTCAACAGGCCAGCGCAAGACAATGATGGCTACGTTTACTGATCCAAAACGTAAAGAGGGCGACATCCTGCGCACTGTGTACCCGCAAGACGACCTAGCATCACTCATGGCGCGTGTAGAGAATGCTGCCGCATCACAGGCTGCAAAGACCAAGGTGATGGGCGGTTCGGATACCGCATCCAGCCTGCTGCAAGAAGCAAAGCAAGGATCGAATATTTCGGCAGAGGAAGTCGCTAACGTGATAAGTGGGAACCCACTAACAATGGCGTCTTCAGCGTATAGGGTCGCACGCAAACTTATCAGCAACCAAAACCAAAACCTATCTGACTTTGAGCGCGACCAGGTGGCCAGAGTTTTGGTATCTCAGGACCCTGCCATTGTCCGCAAGGCTTTGATGGATGAAAGCGGTATGGCTATGTTCCAGCAGCAAGTAGCAAACCTGAGTCGGTTTGTTGGTAGGACCGTCCCGTATGGTGTATCCAGCACCGCAGCGCGGCGTATGGCTAACCCGCAACCTAGCCAATAAGGAGTAACTGAAATGGGCTTGCTTGACTATTTAGAGAGCATTGGAGAGACAGGCGCTATGCTTGGCACTGGTGCTGTATCCAGCATGGTGGGTATGCCTTATGGCGTGTACAAGGGGATTACAAGTGGCAAGTATGGCACTCCAGAGGCCAATAGGATTGCTGAGGATGAAGCGCGTAGGTTTATTGAGCGCAATACCTATCAGCCTAGAACTGAGGGTGCTCAGAACGCTATGCAGTACCTTGGTGGACTGCTATCGGATGCCAAGATACCGCCAATACTGCCAGAGGCCGCTGCGCTTTCTGCAATACCCATGCGCCAATCAATGGCCAGGATGGCAGAAAACGCTGCAATTCCTAGTCAGTTTGGATCGCAGACTGGTGCTGTAAAAATTGGTAAAAAAGATGCAACAGTAATGCGTCCACAGCGTATTGCTTATCCCAATATTTATCAGAATCCAAAAGAACTTGTAGCGGAAGCTGCATCCCGCGTGGCCCCAGAAGACCCATTGTTAAATCAATTATTTGGCGTTACCAGGGAAGACCTTTGGAACATATCTCAGCAAGGTCAGCGTCAAGGTAACATTACTGATCGACCTTTCAAGGCTGCAAAAAATGCTACTGGTGCGGAGCACGCAACAGAGGTAATGAATCCTAAAAATACGAAAAGGATTACTGACATCATTGGTGAGGCACAGCAGCAGCCTGATTTGTATAAGGGTATGGCGTCTTGGTACACAATGGACCCGTTATTTCAACGATTTGCTGATATCTATGGTCCAGAGCAAGCCATTACTGAATATAACAAATTCAATACATTAACCGGAATGTCTAGTCCTGGAAGCGAGGTTCTTACCGAGTTAAATCGTGGTTCTGCTGCTTACATGATGGATAAAGCTGGAAGGTTTCAAGACTTTAAAAAGTATGGTGGACTGCCAGTTTACAAACGTAAAAGCGATTTCCCACCAGAACTTGAAGCAATCATGGGCCACCCTTACCATAAGACAGCACAAGCTGGACCTATGGAAAAGTACTTGAGTGGTGGATTACTTGATATGAAATCTGCAAAAGTGCCAAGTTACATTGCAGCGTCTGGCGTACCAGAAACAGGATTTCAGACTCAATGGCCAGTTGGTGATGCGCACTGGTCACGCATAGTTGGATTGCCTGATGTGCGTGGTGCTACTACCAAAAAGGGTAAGGCATCAGTGCCAAATGCAAGTGCATCTGTACCTGAGATGGTATCTCTTGGACCTTGGTGGCAAAATCAAATTGCAGCTCCTATGGGGTTAGAGCCGGTCCCTGCGCAAGCAGTTATATGGGGTGCTGGATCGGGCGCAACTGGTGTTACATCACCAATTGGTGCAGGTAAATTGGAATTGCTTTCCCAGCAAATTGGTAAGACTGCTAGGCGACTAAACGTATCACCAGAAACTGCACGCGATATGATTATTCGTGGACAGACTCATGCTGGGTACATTGATCCACAACTGGCGGCATTGCTTGGGGCTGGAGCCGGTGGCTTGCTTGCTTACGACTCAATGAATAATGAGTAATCTCATCAATAGCCCAGGTTAATGCTTCGACGGCAGTAGGCACTTCACCTGTCTCTGCCTCAATAGCATTAGCCTGGTCAAGCAATCGTTTGAGTATTTCTATTTCTTTCACTTGTACTCTCCAAAAAACGCCGCAATCATTGGATCGCGCCTTGGTTTAATGCTCTTGGCCTTCTCACGCGCCTGGCGAAACTCTTTGTCCTCTTGAGTCTCCCTTGCGCGTAGCTTGCGTACACGCTCTGTGCTTGTTGTTCTTGGTGGCTTTGGCGCATCAACCCCGATACCGGCCCTAAACAGCGCCGCAATGCCATCTGGCTGCCTGCGCCATCCTGACCTGTACACCAGACCCTTTCGGCGCATCTTTGTCAGCAGCTCCTGCGCTGACCTTTGGGTGCAGTGAACGAGGACGCATATCTCTGAGGTGGACATATCCTTGCGCTGCAATATGTCCAGTATGCGCGGCTCCCTCACCGACTTCATATCCCTCTACTCCTTACGTTAAGGTGGTCATTAGCACCAGGTCGAGGTGTTTCCATAGTTGGCGGTTTGTACACCGGCTGCCGCCAGATGGATATTGATGAAGGCTCTGCCTCACCTGGCAGTTTCTCGCGTGGTGACCATTCTCCGGCAAGGCCGAGGACTCTGCGCTTAGAGTCGCTGCCATTTGCAAAACGTGTAACTGTCATGTGTTTTCCTTTGGCGGTGTGCAAGTGTGAATCACGGTAAGGTCTGCTGTGCGCTTGCCGCAGCGGGGGCAGAAGTTACGCTCCTGCGCTGGCTGTGCTGCGGGCGCGGTGGTGTAGAGGGTGCGAACCTCATATGGCCCATGCCCATCGTGATGGTCGGGGATACCGTCATACCAATCAGAACAATGGGGTGATCGGAATTGATTAACCGCCACAGGCTCCTGCGCTGGCTGTGCCAAGGATTCTTTGATAGCGGTAATGGCATTGTCAATATCTGCTCTAAATCCTGGCAAATCTTCCAATACCTTCAATGCCAGATTCAATGCTTCACGTTCCATGCTGTCTAGTTTGTCCCGCGCCGCTGCCTTCTTAGATTTGTAGCCTGTCATTTTCCGCAACTCCTACACTTGGTTAATATTGTGAACACAGGTCGTTTGCAATACACGCAATAATATTGTTGGCCTGTCATGTTTGTTTCTCCTTAAATCCACGCCATTTTGAGCCGACAAGCACCATGCTTGAATGCATAAATTCTGATGTGTAGCGCTTTTCTTGTTCAGCGTAATCTATTCGATCACTACATAGCCGCCATCCACGATGGTCGTAATAGCAATATTTATTCTGCTCGTTGTTTGGTGTTCGCACTTCATACACACCTTTATGCACTGGCTTGATGTGCGATGGGAACCACGGTGTCATCTTGGTCATAAAAGGCCTTTTGTTCTAATTTCATCTTCCAAAAATTTGATGTGGGCCTCAGCCTTCTCAAGTGTCCGTACAAGATCGTCACGTTGTCGCACAACGGTATTGCATAACTCCCGTAAAGTTGTGATTTCATTTTGAAGATAGTTCTGCGGCTTTGTGTTCACACCACGAACGCGCAAGCGCATAATGGCTAAGCGGTGGTGTGCTAGTTCGTCTTGAAGTTTCATGTTGTTCCCCTTGCTCTGATGGCGGCGGCGTAATCCATGCCTTGGTGTATGCCGCCAGTGACGAAATCGTCTTCACCCCATTCGCTGAAGCCACGTTTGCCCTTGCCAACCCAAACTTGGTTTGTCTCGCAGAACTTCGCACATTCCTCACGCTCATCAGCACGGGCTGCTGCTGCTACCAAGTGGGCAAAGTTTTCCAAGTGATGTATAAACCTAGCGCGGTCTTTGCCCATGCCGTAATAAACAAGGCCCGAATCGTTTGCTAGTTCAATGATGTTCATTACTTCCCCCAAATAATCAAGCAAACAATCCACACGCCTAGCACTAAAGTCAACATGGTAAGCAGTGCTTTAAACGTGTCGGCAAGGTCGTCTATCGGGTCGTTTAACTGCGCGTCCTTAAAGCCATTGGCATAGGCATCGTTCACTTCCTTGATGCGCTGCTTGCGTACAGGGCAGTCTGGGCCATTGGTGCATTTTCCATAATCACAACAGGTGTTCATTTGGCACGCTCCTTGAGCATTGCGTCTGCCATGCTGTATGCGGTATAAACCATAAGTTCATTGCTAAAGTCAACGTCTGCTGTTAAAAAAGCCTGCATAGCCAGCCCCGCAAAGTGGTCACGCATGGTCATATCCCTTGCAAAGCCGCCAGTCTTGATGTGCCAGTCGGTGTAGTCTTTCGCTATTTCAACGTTCATTTGTACTCTCCTAAACGTGTGTTCAAACGCTCTATGCGGGTCATATTCATGTCTAGCACAGCCTGGGCATACTCGACTGCACCTTCGGCCTCAAGGCGATCCAGATGGGCGCAAGCCAGTTCGCGCTGGATAACTTCGGCTGGCGTTAGGTCGCGGTAGTAGTCCTTCAGAAACTTTAAAAATCTCATGTTGTTTTCTCCATAATTACCCGCGCCTTGCGGTTCTTGATTTCTGAGATGACAATATCTAGCGCATCTTCCATGTGCTTGATGGTGGTGACTTCAAGTTGG